CCATATCCGGAGCTGACCACTCAATAGGCCCACCGGGACGTGCTGCTGTAATTGCATTGCTCCAAATGCGTTGTACAGTTTCTTCTCTATCAATGCGTAGTATCTCACCGATGCTTGTCCATAGGATGACATAGTTAGCAAAGTAACGACACTCGATAGGCTCACCACCTATTGCATGCGTGTCGCGTATCAAATTGCCCGCAGCTATATTATCTGTTTCAGACGCAGCGCTAGTAGCACGATTGCTTACTACAATCTCAAAGTTGTTTGCATCTATAACACGTCTCACGCCATGTGTGCGATTAATCATTTCTGGCACAATGCCAGCCCACGATTTAGTCCATCCTTTGATTGTAATATGACTATTAGCAATGACGCCGTGTGCTGTCCAATTAACTACAATAACACGCTCTGTGTTGGCAACTACGTTAGTCGTAAGCATCAGGCTTACAGTCGCAGCGTTACTAGTTTCTACGCCTGCCTTCAACTTAGTCCACATCTCGTAGCCGTAGCGCGGACCTACGCGACGATCAGTATAAGTCACCATGTTGTCAAACACAGGAGAGAACTTGCTAGTCAAGTTCTGTTCACTATCAACGACGTTCAACCCGCCGCCGAAGTCTCTAATCGTAGTATTCTGTAGCTTCGCCGTAGGACGTGGCTGCTTCGGCCTTCCGAGTGGCTTCAGCGCACGTGATAACATCTGCACCATTACGACCACCTATTAACAGTGCTACGCGTTGGTTGAACGCTATCCTGTGGAATGTTATGTTGCTGCCTGTTGAATTGTGCTAATGCATCTTGAAACAGCACGCGGAATTTATCGCTCGCACCTGGGTTAGTGCCATCGTCTTCTAGAACATCCCAACACGTGCCTAGTATCAGCAACTGCGTATCTATGAATATCTGATCGCCGTCTTCTTCAAAGTCGTCAGGCTTAGTCCTGAAGCTGACCCATATCCTGCCTGTTGTAGTAGTCGGCAATATCTTAAACCACTTCGTCGTGTTAGTGCCAAACTGACGAATGCTTGGATAGTTAATGTCACCATCGCGCACGCCTAGCGGTGCCATAGGCAACGGCTTGTGTGCACCTTCCCAGAATATACTATGCAAGTCGCGGAAGTCTTTAATACGTGTTGACAAATCAGCAGTAACTAATCCAGTAGTGCCATCGAGTACAAATTCCTCTTGCCACGTTGTGTACTCAGGTATCCAATACTCACGAAACAATAGATCAAACTTATGTTGCACTGCTAGCTGTATACGCGGCTCAGCGTATATCTGCGCGTCTAATCCTTCAACTAGCGCTAGCCGCTGTAGTACTTTAGTAACAATCTGCCCGAATGTTATCACAGCAACCTCCAAGCAAAGGTGGCCTGCATAGTGTTAGCCATGCAGGCCAAGTTGGGGCAGTCGGTCAGTCAACAATTACTTCTTAGGATTAGGAGCAGCGTAGCCAGCCTTCGTACCTGCTGCACTAGCAGGTGCATTGCTAGTCAACTGATCCTTCTTGAGTGTCACCACAGTGCCGTCTGCCATCGTGCACACAACCTGATCACCGCCTTCCTCATAGCCGGGATCAGTCGCACAGGCATCACGCACAGCGACGACATTCTGTCCTTTGTACTGCTGAGCATACTCTGTTTCTTCTGGCATTCTAACCTCCTATTGCTAGTTGTTGGTACTATACGCAATTACACAGTAACGTGAGCACTACCGTGCAAGTTACCACGATCCACAACGCACGTGAAGCGATAACTCGTAGTACCGTTAGGTGCCGCTGCTGGCGTGTAAGCACCACGCGGATCACCGCTAGTGAGCGACTGTGTAACTACGCCAGCAAGCAACGCGCCCGCAGCCGCAGTAACATCGTTGGCAAGCTCACCATACAACGCAGTGTGCAGTACTTTGTAAGGCACACCCAAGATGACACCGACGCCGATGCTAATCGTCGCTGCAACAGGCACGATAACATGCGACACGTCCTTGAACATCTTCTTGCCAGTAACAGCACCAGCAATGAGTGTAACGCTCTCGCGCATTGCCTGACCGAGATAGTCATAACCCACAATCGTACCAGCACCACCAACAGTGCTAGTGACCGTGATGTTACGACCATAACGACCCATGATAGCGTCGGTCTGCACTACCGCAGGCACGGCATTGCCAGCAGCAGCAAGCACCAGTCCGTTGAGCAGCACTCCTGCACCCGCCGCAACGCATGCAGGAATGTCAACAGTAGTATGTCCATCCACACTCACATCGGCGGCATACATCATGTCCGCGACACGATGGCTGACGCGACGAGTGCTAGGAACAGCAACTTGTACGGCCATAGCTATTTATCCTCTTTGTCTGTGTGCTCAGTACTCGCAAGCAGCATCTTGTCTAGTAACTGTGGGTCTTTCTCAAGTAGCTGCGTGAGAACATCGAGCGTTTGTTTCTGCTTGTTCGATAATGCAGCATTCTGCTGCTGCACTCCAACTACTGTGTCGTCGCCGCCTTCCATGTATAGCGGCACCAAGTTCTTATCGAGCCGCATCCTCACAAGGTCATCGTGAGTGACGAACACACTATCACCACGTAGAGTGCGAACCATGTATCCATCAATCTCAACATCAGTAGGCACAACACGGAAGCCAATCTCGTCTTTCACTGTGCGATTAACAACAGTGTGACGTTTCATAGGCTCTACAGTGTATGCAGGCACAGCCTTCTGCTTCTGCTCCATGCTAAACGCTTGCTGCGTCTGCGTGGGCTTGTTCTCGAAGCTGACTACTGGTGTTGGCTCACTAGCCATTGTTGTATACTCCGTATACTTTTAGTCGTTCACTACAGCGTGAGTGCGGTATTGCTTCCACGTTGCGAACTGACATTGCGTGATGACACGCTGTCCGTAGCCGTCGATAGTCCACGGTGCTGTCAGATCAACATTCTTCATGTTGTTGTCACCGAGGATATGCAGGCGCAGATACGTGTCGTTGAGGAAGTAGCTACGATCAACCGGGCAGCTTTCATCATAGATGATCGGCACACCGTTGGGCGACACACCGTCGAAGCCCAAGTCCATCATGCGCTTGCCGCTCGACGTGTTGTTGAGCGGAATAGTGAGCTTGCTACGCACCGCAGCACGATACAAGCGATACTGATTGCGTCCAGTGATGATAACCTTTGGACGTTCCGTACCTTGCTTGAGGTCAAGAAGCACATCATCGTAGGCTTCCTCGATATTCGTCGCGTTAAGAGTACCCGCGAAGTCGTATGAGGAAGAACGCCACTGCACTTCCGTAGCACGATCAACACCAGCGAGCGATCCAACAGTAGGATCGTCAGGAATAAGTAGCGCAAGTCCATTCGGATCATTGCCACCACCAAGCCCGTAGAGGTAAGCGCTGAACTTCTCTTTGATTGAGAGTTCGAGTGCTTCCAACTTACCTTGGAGTAGCTTAACAGCCGCCTGCTCACCTTTGTTCTCGTCTTCTTCCTGATTGCTGATGATTACTGTACCAGCAATACGGCTCCAACGATATTCGAGCTTGATGAACTCTTGCGTCTGCACGACAGGCAAGCTGTCGTAATAGCTATAGCTGCCGACTGTCGGATTGCGTCCAGTCAGCAACGGGTTAGTAATGTTGTAACCGCTGCTTTCATTCTCGATGCGGTCACGTGCAAAGCACCACGCCATGAGCGCATTGCTCTGCATAGCTGCCACGATGAGCTTCTTACGCGAACGCTCAATCGTAGTAGCCAGTACGTTCTGGAGTACAGGCATAGTCTGTGTGTCCTACTATTTGTTGTTGAGTTCTGTGAACACTGCCGCTGCTATGTCTTTCCACGGAGCATTAGCGCGGAAGTCTCCACGCGAGTTAGCGCCATTGTTGTGAGTAGGCAGACCGCCGTTTGGCTGTACACCGCGCATACTGCCCGGTGTGCTTCTACTTCTACTATTGCCATTACCACCGCTGCGTTGGCGCTGCATAGCTGCCTCAATTTGCGGCTTCAATGGAGAAGTGAAGTCAAAACCACGACGCTCAACCCAACTACGTAGTTCATAGTACGCTTTCTCCGGTGTTAAACCGTGCTGCTGTACTAGATTGCTGATTTCTACCCCATGCGTTTCAGAATGAGG